TGACCTTCAACTGATGCCTCAAACATTTCTTTGATGACACGCAGTTCTGCTTCACCAGGCTTCTTGGGTAAGAAGTCAGCTAAGTTGTGCAAGCCATGTGCTTCAATAGCCGCTTGTTCTGCTTCTGTTAATGGGGACTCTTTACGTGCCCAATTAGAAGTAGAATAGTCTGCGTAACCACCCTTAGATGTTTTCTTAACGTTGAAGTCAAGACCACGTAGGTAGTCTGTTGGCAATTCTTCCATTTCAGGATCCATTAGACTAGACTTGATGATAGTGAAGATTTGTGGAGAGATGATGAATCGGCGAATTGGGTTCGCAGGAGTCTTGTCATCGCCAATTGGGTTTTGACGAACAAAACCTTGGAATAGATAACTACGTTTCTTCCAATACTTGTTAGCCATTTCTTTCAATGACTCATCCTTATACCAAGGACGAACCTCTGCCAAGATAGGGCAATTGTCACCATACATTTCTACGCATGGGACTTGTACAACAGTTTGCTTAACGTTAGGGTCGCCCTTAACACCGTTGAATGGAAGTTTAATGATTTGACGTTCTACCCAGAAGAATGTGTTACTAGAATTTGCGTCTGGCAAGAAGCGGATCGTGGCTGTTGTGCCTTCGTCCATATTCCAGTGGGGGTAGATTGAGTTATCAGATTGAGCGCCTGATGCGCCTTTTTGTTGCTTGTTTTCTTGTGCCGCGATACGAGCACGAATTTCTGCTAATGATGCCATGATATATTTCCTTATAAAATTGAGATGGTCTCGTTTAATATTCGACACTACCTATTAGTGTCTAACATAGATGTAAGTATAGCAAATGCTTTCATCAATGTCAAGAGTATTTATGCCGGATGTGGTAAACCTCACCTTTTAAGTGAGGTTTATTTACCCTTTTATCTGTTAACGATTCTCATCATTGCAGCCAAGTCTTCTTGTCCCTCACCAACCAAATCACCAATTGTTGCTGGCTTGTTTGCTTTAGGACCTTTGTTACGCCATTGCCCAGCTTCACCTGTTGCAAAGTCGCCTGCGAATTGTCCATCTTCTGCGACCTCTTCTTTACTACTATACTTAGCACGGATGTTTTGCATTGTCTTTTCGCTAGCATTTTCTTGTCCAGCTTTGCGTAGTGCATCCATACCATCTTTACCGTACTTCTTATCACCTAAGTATGCTTGTAGTGCGCTTTCGTCAACTTCTTCACCGGATCTGAATTTTTTAACCATTGCTTTAAGTGCTTCAATTTTGTCATCAGGTACATCCATATAATGGTCGTGTCCCATTTTCTTTGATGCTTTTCCTAATGCAGTGAAGTGATCCATTTTACCAGTATCTTGTTTTGGTTCACTTCTCAATGAACTGTCGGCTTGACCCATGTCAACTTCATCAGTACGCTTCTCAACATCAGATTGAGCCATGCTTGGCTTACCGTGATTAGGGCCACGAACTCCTGCTTTCTTTTGCAAGTCTTTTAGTAAATCTTCATCACTGCCGTGACCTAATTTATCTAACACTTTGCCGCCGACTTTCTTGACTGTGTCCAAGATACCTTCGTCAACTCCACTTAGTGATTGTTCAATTTGTTTAATCCAACCACTAACATCACTTGAACCAATTTCGTCAACATCACCAACAAACTCAGCAACATCACCGATTGCATTAGAAACCTTTTCTGGTCCGTGCTTTGCTAGCAAATCTGTTCGTTGCATTAAGATTCTTCTTAGAATAGCACTAGCAACCGGACTATCAATCCCGTCTGATCCATCTAACATTCCTTCTTCTACACCGTGCTGACTCTCGCCTATTTCAAGTTCGCCACGAGAAGCCATTCGGTTTTGTAATTTATCAAGTTTGCCTGCCTGTAGCATACTATCAAATTGTGGCAGCATTTGAGCAAGAGTAGCGGTGTCCATTTCAATATCAAATTCGTCTTCTAGCTTCTCTTGCCAATTTCTTATTCTTTCATTCTCTGGTGTTCCAGTAGGAGCCATGACTACTGCTTTTAGATATGCCATTGCTAAATCTGTTTTGCTCGGTTTACCTTCCTGCACTAACTCATCTTCTTCAGGAATTCCACCTGGGTTCAATGCTTCTTGTCCACCGTCAGTTTCATCTAAATCAAATGCATCTAGTCTAGACTTTTCAGTAGACTGGTTGTGTGCTAATGTTTCTGCTCCAGGAGCTTCTTCTATTTGCTGTACTGGTTCTTCACTTGCTTCACCGCCATCACCACCTTCAATTAAGCTGTCAGCCCATTCTGCTAACTCGCTTACTTCCTTCATCTCACCCAAATTCTTACTCAACTTGTTTAGAATAGGCATTACTGATTCAATTCGTGGGTCCAATGTCTCTTGGACAAATAATTCGTTTAACGCATTGCTATCAGTATCATCTTCCATTAATGGTGGAGTATAACTTTCAAAGTATGATGTGTAACCACGATGGCCACGTAACTTACCCAATGATTCACGCAATGATTGATAGTGATTTAAACCTGCTTCTACTACACGTTGAGCAGATTCATTAAATTGATTACTACGAACAGCACGAACAAATCCTGCCATCTTTGAATATTCTTCGCACAATGACTTCAAGTGGTTCCAACGATCATCGTTAGGGACGCCACCTTCAGCAATGTGTCTTGCGTAAACTTGAGCTAAACCTGGCTTGCTAGTAGGTGAAAGGAAACGTTCACCTTGTGCATTTTCTAAGAAAATCTTAGCAACGTTGCGATATCTTTGTTCACCTTCTTGTACTTGGCGAGTATGTTGTAGGATAATCTTTACTGTAGGTACAGCATCGTTGTAACTTGCTGTCTTGCCCATTGGGTGATATCCTTCTGCGATTTGTTCTTTCTTTTTCATATAGGTCCTTTGTGACATGTCGCTGTCAATCTTTTCTTTGGGCTCTAGTTTAAAGCTCAATTGACGAGCGTGTGCCCACTTTTTTAAGTGTCTTAATAATCCGTACCAACTATCATCAAATTGTGTTCCGGGTGATCGCTCACCTGCTTTATTAGCTAAGTTTTTATCATAGTACATAGTCAAATTTTCTGCACCATCGACGGAAACCCAAGCATCATCAATAGCTTCGTCACCTTGTTTGAAGGTGAATTTGAATACGTCTGCTTCTTCAGGTGGCACTGTTTTACCAGCATTTGCAACGTCACTGTCTCTTGGAACAGGATCGTAACCACGAGAGTTAAGCAATTCGTATAGTTTACGGTTTAATGAATCAGTTTGTATTGGCATAATGTATTTATCAACTTATCACAGCAAAGAAGGGCAAGGGCTGTATGTATTCATCGTGGTCTCGGATTTGCTCTTCCAAGAGAGTGTGATAATCTGATAATTCCTGCATCATTCTGACTGTCAATAAGCTAGCCATGACCAAATCGTCTGTTTCTCCGATTTTAGCCGCATAACTTCCACCACTAGCAATAAACGCTTTTAGCTCGGAAACAAGACTTCTACTGTAAATAGTCATCTTTTTAGACTCTATGAGTGTTTTGAACTTAGCACACGCAGACAATTTGACTTTGTTTGTTGTATTAAATCCTTTACGCTTTTTTCCTCGTTCACTCAAAAAGATACCCGGGATGTTGCTTTCTCCGTATTCGTTCAATGAAATTAATGACGCCTCACCAATACTGTTGTTCTCAATAGAATAGTATATGTTACTAGCTTCACCGGTACAATCTTCAATGTACTTGTTTATCTGAGCCATCAACTTAATTTGTGTAGGAATGTCAGTCTTATTGTGTTTCCATTCACCTACTTGCGTAGTAGTGTTTGCTTCAAAAATTTGAATTGCTGCCGGGTCACCACCGGTGCCTAAGCTTGGATCCAATGCTATTGTATAGATGTTGCCTTTAGTAGGTTTTTTGTACCAACGTACTTGACCCATGCGACTTACTGGTTCTATGCCTTCCATATCAACAAGTGTAGTAGGTGCAATCAATGTTTCATCAGCAATAATGAACTCGCACCCAATCTCTCGGCGGAATCTATCCTCACCTAGTTGGGCTTTCATTTCTTCTGCCCATTTCGCATCTCGCCCGGGCTGTTCTGTCCAGTATGCACGATATGCTTTAAAACCGTTAACACCTAATTCTGTTTCATTACCGTATGAATCTTCACACTTGTTGGCTAACTTCCAAATCAATGCAAACTGATCTTCGTCACTGTTTGGAGTTGAAGTGATAATCGCTTTACCACCAGTAGACAAAGTAGGCGTAATCGAGGTCCAGAATAACTCAGCAATGGAAGGTCTAACGAATGCAAACTCATCTAAGTATAGCAATGAAATAGACATACCGCGACCTGTATTTTCTGTCGTGGTTGCTGAAACGATACGAGATCCGTTCTCAAAATCTAAAGACCCTTTATTGTATGTGACTACGCCTGCTTTGATATGATTGGGGCAGGCTTCATATGCATAACGAATACGTTGCATAATCTCCTGCGCTCCAGTGTACTTGTGTGCCGCAATAAGAATTGTACTATCGGGTACGAACATAGCGTACCAAAGCAAATATCCTGCGGCTGATGTTGATTTGCCTGATTGTCGAGGCATTAGACTGATACTGAAACGATATTTGTGATATGTTTCGATAAGTCGTTCTTGATACTTCCATGGATGATAGACCATGCTACCCCTAGTAGGGTGCTGAATCATAAAGAAGTTATCCATGAAATATAGATGACCAGTATCCGGGTCACAACATTTCACAAAGTCATCAAGCTCTTTTTGAGTATTAAACTTTGTTTTTTGATAAGGCGTTTTAACTAATGACGGTGATCCACTCATACTACTATTTATAGCATCAAGCTTTACCGAAAGGGT